TTTAAATAAACTGTAGCGTATATCAACATCAAGGAGGAAACATCATGGCAAAAGCCGATGCAACAACAGAATCTGCTCCAACGCAAGAACCAGCCACGGAAGTATCCGAGTTCCCGGTAACCCTGGAAGAGTTTTTGAGTGAAATACCGAAAGCCCGGGTCGAGACAAAAGCGGCATTCACCCACCTGTGCCAAGCAGAGAAGATCAACGGCAGGAAATACAGAAGCGAATGGGCAACATTACTCGGACTGTTCGAGACCATGCCGACAGCATTGACATGGGCCGAATGGCAAATAAAAGGAGGTAAGTAACAATGGGCAAAGGAGTTCTCTGGAACGGTAAATACTACCTGATCCCCCAGGCTGCCAGCCGTTCTCGCGGAAATGGTCGGGCTTATCCCGCCAGGAACCGCCATCAAAATCAACAGCCCATCGCTGGTGAACCAGCTGGTTCATCCGGACTCGGCAGAGGCACGGCTGGGCGCACAGTTGCTGTTCGATCCATCGCCAGGCGCACAGGGAGCCAGCGAAGTCTACCTGGTTCCAGTAAACCCTGCGACAGCATCGAGCAAGGCGTTTAAAGATGCTGCTGTTGCTGATGTGCTCACCCTGACCAGCTACCTGTTCGGCCAGACAGCCAACCAGGTGAAAGCCAAAATCGAAGCCGGGACCACAGGCAAGAAGGTCACAATTCAGTACGTCGACAATGCTGAAATTTTCGACAATCTGACCAAGGACTCGTTCAGCATCCAGTACACCGGAGCCGCCGCGTCCTGCACCATGACCGTAAACATCTCTGCCGCTACGCACATGCTGACCACCAATGCAACAGCCGTGACTGCCGATAACCTGAGTCTTGACCTGAATTCCTTCACCACCATTCAGGCGCTGGTAGACGCCATCAACAGCTTCAACGTTGACGGCGTAGCGAAATACACAGCTGTGGCACTCACAAAACAGCCAAAGACCGACCTGTCTATCCAGCTTGATACAGTAACCGCCCAGGACGTCAAGACAGCAGCATTCACAGCCAAATCCGATCTGCAGGCGATCGTGGATGGCATCAACAAGCTGTCCGGATACGTGCTTGCATCACGCAACACTGACGCCGGCACGATCCCGGCAAATGTTGGCTGGACGTTCCTGAACGGCGGCTCGAACGGGATAACCACCAACAACGATTGGCAGGCAGCGTTCGATCTGCTCAAAACAATGAAGATCGACCTGATTGTCCCGATCACGTCTGCAGAAGCAATCCATTCCATGGCCGATGCCCATTGCGCATACATGAGTGGGCCAAGTGGTAAATCAGAACGCCGCTGTTTTGTTGGCGGAGCACTCCAGAGCTGGGTTAGTGAGGCAGCTCGCCTCACAGCAATCGGCATCCTGCAGACCGCCGTCAAGAATCTGAACAGTGACCGCACCATGCACGTCGGCCTCGGAGCCAAGTTTTATGATGCCGATGGCAACATCAAGCTTTATCCGGGATATATAACAGCATGCATGTATGCCGGCCTCGCAGGCGGCAGCTCGCCGGTCGAGCCGCTTACCCGCAAATATCTGCGCTGCCTCGGGCTCGAAGTGGAACTCCGCATCTCCGAGATCGAAACCCTGCTTGAAAGCGCCGTCGCAATCCCGATCCCTGACGCGGTACAGGGAGCAGGTTATGTAATCAGCCGTCAGCTCACCACATGGAACCAGAACGACGATCTGTACCGTATCGAGTTCTCGGTTGGCCGTGGCGCCGACTACATCGCCAGAGAGATCCGCAACCGTCACGAGCTGCTGGTGGGCAAGCCAGGTACCGAAAGCCTGGACATCACCATCGTCAACCTGACCAATGCCGTCCTCGAGGCCGCAAAACGGGAAGAATACATCCGCAACTTCGACCCGAAAAAAACCCAGCTGCGAGTGGATGGAACCATCCGCTACGTGGACTACTTCGCCGAGCCGATCCTGCCAGTAAACTGGATCTTCTCGACCTACCACCTGCAACCCACAAAGTTCAGTATCGGCCTGTAAGGAGGGCATAAATCATGGCTGTTAAGAATACCGCAACCGGCAACAGGGTTATACTGAAGATGAAGGGAGAGGCAATCGGAACCTGCCAGAACGTAAGTTTTGAAGACGATTTCAATCTCCAGGAAGTGGACGGGCTCGGCGACGTAGAAGTCGTGGAGCACGTTGTTGGCAAACTCACCCACCGCATCAGCGGCGAGAAATACCTGGTGGCAGCGGAAACGCTGGAAAAGCTCGGGTTCGTACCCAACAGCGACGAATGGCTGACTGCTCCGGAACTCTCGGTAGAAGTCATTGACACCGTCTCTGGCACCACCATCGAGAACTACACCGGCTGCAAGTTCAACACCCACAGCCGCAGATACACCAAGCACCAGGTAACAGGCGAGAATTTCCAGATACTCTCCCGTCACCGGCAGTCGCAGCGGTAAAATGTAGCGCATACCAAAGGAGCAGGGTAACGCCTGCTCCTTAACTTATCTCAGGAGGCTTTATGTCACTCGCCATGACCAAAGAGTTCAGTATTGAAAATGTCGTTTGCCACACTACCCAGAAGCCGTTCGGTGCCAAGTACGCCGGCGCGTTCTCTATCCGCCGCCCATCGCTTCTGGACAAAAGAACAATCGCCATGCGAGATGCGGCTACAATCTCTGAGTTCGGCACGGTAAATCCCGAGTTGCTCGGCGAAGGCCTCAAGCTGCTCTCGTACATCGTCACCTTTGTTGAAGTTACGGCGACGGCGGCGCTTCCGGAATGGTTCGATCTGAGCAAAATGTTCGAAGACGAAGACGAAGACGCAATACTGGCTGTCTGGCAAGAGGTCCAGACGTTTCTTGCAAGCTTTCGACCCAAAGCAGCTGGGAGCGATGGCGGCGAAGGAAATAAACAGCCTACGTTATTGGTACAGGGCCAAGTATAGCTTACCGGTTAATGATCCCCGATACACCAGCATCACCGACGAAGAAATATCTCTCGAATATGAGATGACTCTGGCAGCAGAAGGCAAATCGCTCAAAACCTGTTTCACATGCGAAATGACAACTCACCGCGACAAATGCCCGTCTTGTGACATTGAGTTGTCGGGAGACGCAGAGGTAGACGACATCTTCGCCAGGATAGAAGCAGGGGAAACAGTAGACCTCAATAAAGAGCTGTACGGCGACAACTGGGAGCCGGTAGTGATTGAACAAAAAGACGAGGGAGCTTAACGGCTCCCTTTTCTATTGGCAAAGCGTTCGACATACGCTACGCAAAATGTAGAATAGAAGCACGGAGGATACGCAGATGGGAATCGGCATTGATATAAGAGTAAACGGCACCGATAAGCTCCGGGAAGCCAAAAAAGAAATAGGCATGCTCAATAACGGTCTGAGAGAATCGGAGCAGTTATCCGACATCACCATCCAGACCAGCGGCCTGCCAAACAAGAACGACACCCAGGGCATGACAGAAGGCCTCCGAACGTATGCGAGCGAAGCGGATAAGGCCAGACAGTCAATTGAATCGTTGATAAACTATCAGCGCAAACTCACCAATGCCGTATCCCCCCGCACTCAACAGGTAGCGCAGGAACAACCGCAGCGTCAATACAAGATCAGAGATCCGCACGTCATAGAACCACCGCAAAATATCGTCAGCGTTTCCCATCCCAAAGGAGATGCGTTCTACGATAACTATGATCCGAAACACGAAAAGACTGCAAAACCGCGAGCTGAAACCACCAATGCCGTATCCCCCCGCACCCAACAGGTAGCGCAGGATTATTACAACACTACTGCATCTCAGGCCACCGTCATGGATGCGGCGAAGAAACTGAAACAGATCGATGCGGAAGGAAGCAAGAAGGGAGGCGTCATTACTCCCGGCCAGGCGGCAGAAGCGGCACGACTCTACAAACTCATCCAGGACGAACAGAAGAAGTACGAGAAGGAGATTGAGCGGACCGGTACCAAGCTCGATGAACTGTTCGCTAAAAAGAAGAAACTCGAGCAAACATCACCACTGCTTCGAACCGAGGGCGAGCAGAAGGCCGTCGAACAACTGAAGCAGCAGATCGAGGAACTGACAGCATCCTCAGAGAAATACCAACGGACGCAAGATAAATCATTCGATAAGACCAACAAAAGCGCAACCCAGTCGAACCAAAACATTCAAGGGTACCGGCAGCAGGAAGACCCTGCGGCAGCCGCAACAATGGGGAGCACCATTAAGAAGGCGCTCGGGTGGGGTTTGGCCGCTGCTGGTGGTTTTTCTCTGCTCGGGTTTCTTGGATCGTCAAGAGCGCAGTACCAGCAGGCAGTCGGCCATGAAGGCAGGCTGAATGCCAGAGGCATCAAGGGCGGTTACAACGACGGCGTAGGTATCGGCATCGGGCCGCTTGAGCAGATGCAGATGTTGGAAAGCATCAGCCAGTCAACAGGTATGTATGGCAAGAAAGCGACATCTGCGGCGAATATGGCCGGGACATTCGGTAAGTTCACAGGCACCGACCCGAGCCAGGTGTCGGCGCTGTACGGCACGATGTACCAGGCGACCGGCAATCAGCAGGCAGGAACCGGTGCCATCACCATGATGGGCGAGGCGATTAAAAAAGGGATGGAGAAGGCACGAGTCCCAGAACTGCTACAATTGGTCAGCCGGAACACGCAGGCGACGGCACAAGCGATGGGCGGTGCAGGGGGGAATAAAGAAGCAGGCGTAGCGACCATATTGGCAATAGAGGCGATGAAAGCGCAGCAGACTGGCGCTGGATACGGTAATTACGCCAAGAGCGGCGACTTCCAACATGTAATGCAAAACGGATTGCAAGGGGCAGGAACCGGCGCCGGAGATATCCGCCTGTTCAAGGCGATAGGTGGCTTTGACGGCCCGATGAATTTCGAGAAAATCCACGATATGAATATCATGAAGCAGGGTGGATTTTTAAAGAATCCGCAGCTCATGTCCAAGATACTGGGCAGCCTCCGGGAAACGTCGGATAAAGGCAAAGCCGGCGAACTTGAAACCATGATGGAATCGTGGGGCATCAAAGGAGTTGCGTCAGAAAAAATAATTGGGATGTCGAAAAAAGACGACAAAACCGGAATGAGCTTCTTCGAACAACTGGAAAAGGCGATCAAGAAGTCCGGCAGCTTTGAGAAGCTGTCCAAAGGCACAGCCGAGGACAAGAAACTGTATGCAGAGATGCAAAAGACTATCGGAGAAAATCCGGCACTCGCGAAAGAGGCTCTAGAAGCACAACGGCAGAAAGAACACATAGCGGCAGGCGACGCTCTCAACAAAGCTTTCTATAAGCTGGAAGACGCAGCACTCAAGGCAGCGGCAGCAATAACGAACTCAAAGGCAGCGGACGCAGCAATAAAAATAGGACAAGGTTTTGGAGATGCTGCACTTAACAACCCCAATGCAGCCGCAGCACTGGTTGGAGGCACCGTTGCTGCAGTAGGTTTCTGGAAGTTTGGCAAGTGGTTCCAAAAAGGATCGAAGCTGCCACCAGGAGTTACGGCCACAGGTGGGAGTACAGCCGCAGCAGCAGAAACATTCGGAGGTGCAAACGCTGCAAGAGCAGCAACATATGCCGAAGAAATAGCAGAAGTAACGGGAAAGAAAGCGTCCCTTACATCGAGAGCGCTGAAATTCATCCCGAAACTAGGTAGAATCGTCGGTGGCAAAACTGCAGGGGTGGCTGGCGATTTAGTGTTACCAGAAAAAGCAGGGGATAGCGGCGACGATGCAATTATGCGCCTATATAACTCAGACCCGGCCATCGCAAAAAAACTACAGCAGCTATCTCCAGAAATGCGAGCCAAAACAGCAGCACTTATTACCAGACTTAAAACTGAGTATGAAAAACGTGGGCTAAAATTGTCAACCGGAGATGCGTTAAGGAGCATCGACGACCAAAAAAAGTATATGAAAAATGGAGCCAGCCGTGTTGGTAAACCAGAGGACAGCAAGCATACGGCTGACTCCAGAGGATATTCAAACGCTATTGACGTATACCCAACAAAGAACGGGAAGATAGTAAAACTGGATAAAGAACTTGCCGCATTTCAAAAAAAGGAAATAGCCGATTCAGGCCTAGGTGGCTTGGGCGACTGGGACCCTGGACACATAGAAAACAAACAGCCTAAATCAAAAGCTGATCCAAGAATGGACGCCAAGATGGCCGCAGCTGGAGACTTTGGGGATATGATCGCAAACGCGGTAAACACGGCAATGGAGCGGATATTTAAACTCCCCACCGACTACCTAAAACAGATCGCAGAGAACACCACAGTAAGGCACTCAATACCCGCCCATGCGCCAAGAGTGGGTAAAAACTGAGTACAACACCAAATTTAAAGATCATTCTTCATGCTTCTTTTTTGGCTTTTTAAAAGTTCAGCATTGTAATCAGGGTGGGTGTACCAGATAGCTGTTGATACTTCGTTGGATTCGTCCGAACGAGCCACAATCCACACGGTGTCCTTATCATACCCCACCGATATTTTTTTATTCGGTAATTTATATACAGCTTCTGCATCTTCTGAGTCGGGAAGCGACGAAGGTTCGCCATACTTATCACCAATTGACTCAACAGCTGCATCAACTTTGTCGTGTGGTACAACAAACCCAAAACGCAACAATTTGTTGTTTACAAAGGTTACAAATGCCTCTGTTTTTGAACCATCAAAAACAAAATCTTTACATAACTGAATTACAATATCTTTGTTTGGGCTTTTTAAATCGGCAAAGGTACACAGCTTGCTCTTTTTAACCGCATCCTTGCTCATGCCCCACTTCAAGTTTTTGTACCCATCCGCCCCCCACCCCGCAACGGGGAATAGCAACATAACAACAACGAGAAACAGTTTCATAACGACCTCCATAAAAAGTAGACGCGAACTCCGTATATCACAGAACGTTCATCCGGGCAAGTTAAGCAGCGAGCAGGGTATGGTCACGAAGATCGATCGCATATTGCTCGATTATTTTTTTACGGGTGTCATAATCAACGCCACGACCAATCAGCACAGAGTTTTTTTCTTGAAGTTTTGCCAACACATCAAGCTCCTTGGCAGCCAGAGAGTCACGGTCAATGCTTTGGAATTTCCCGGTGAGAGCCCAATTAATAAGACGTGCTTCATTGGTGTAGTGGTGTGTTTTTGTATCTTTGCCACGCTCCTGGCGATCAAGAAGAAGAATCGCAGCCATAACCTTGTAACCAGACGCTGATTCGTGCCGGAGCTTCTTCTGATCCAGTTTGCCACGAAGTATGTTGTCAATCTGTTCATCACACCAAATAGCGAAATCAATATCCAACCATTGTGAAAATCTCACTGCCAACTTTGGATGGAGCCACGTTCCACCACCCTGCCCTCGCTTGGTTTTGTAATACGGGATTTTCCCGTATTTGCGAGTGAGGGCGTTTAAGTAGCTTTGAGTTTCAGGCAGCCTCATCCACTCATAAGGTTCTTTGCCGAATTTTGACGCCGCTTGAGTAGCATTAAACCATCCGTCATCGGTAAAACTAATTTCACTACCCTGAAAATCTGATTTCACAATTTGCAAAGCACTCATCCGTCACACCACCAAATAAGATATACGCTACAAAAAAAACGCAAAAAAGCCGTTACCCTAAAGCTTGCGACGGCTGGCGGATAACGGCTTTTGTCTGTTTCCCGTAAGAAACAAAATGAAATTATTGTGAGCCAACCGTCGCACCAAGAATATTGCATAACCAAACAACGAGTGCAAGCATAATTTTGATAAGCGCTACAAGAAAAAATTAATCTACAGGACGACCACTGGGACAAGTGCCAAGGCTCCGGCACCGAACCGCTTGACCAGACCCCGGATAACAGTACGGTCACAATCATGAACCAGACCGACAAAAGAACCCCTTAATTCAATGCGGATACAAAGCATGGTACACCTCCATTTCATACGGTAAAAGACGACAACGCAGAATGATCACAGATGATCAGAAAGAACATTGACGGCAGAGTCCAGCTTTCTCCGCCCCTCCCCAGCAAGAACAGACAGGCAATGGTTATCGTCAATGCCGACGTTGTTCTCCAGCACATGCTCCAGCACATAAAAAATAGACCTGGCGACATCGAGATCGCGCATCATGGTTGAGGTTTCTTTCGGGGTCATAGGAATAATTTGACTCATGCTGCACCTCCAACAAAAGAGTAGTCGCAACCGCTTATGAAGTCGCGCAGGTTCTGCATCCCTCGGGTATGCGCCAGAATCGCAAGCGCAGCCAACATCTTGATCTTCACCTTCACCGCATCCCACAAGCCATTCGGAGCCGGAACCTTCGCCCGGTTGAGAGCGGCTGCGATGTCCTGCTCCTTGTAGGCATGCTCGAACTGCTCCAGGCCGAACTTCATTTTAATGATGACCGCTGCCGCCGTGTCGTCAAGAGCTTCCAGCTGCTCCGCAATGCCGAACGTCAGAGCTTCCTGCTTGGCAGCACCAGAGCCACGTTCCGGATTGACGGCAACCTTGGCCGCAATTGCTCGCATGCCGGTCTCGTGATCATCCTCACCGTGGGTATCGTAGGAAATGGACGCTTTCAGCCGGTCGTTATCCGATTTCAGGTGACGCATGGCGGCGGTCTTGCCGGTACGAGCAATCGTAAGCGCGATGTTGCTTTCAAGGGATGCACCGGACAAGTACGCTTTGAACTGCTCGATGTCGGCATCGCTGGCATTATTGCCGGACGTGCGCAGAGCCCCGAGAGCTGCCGTGACGTACTCGCTGTACAATTCATTCGCAGCAAGATCATCGTTGTGCATAACACCATCGGTAAGCACGAAATGCGGATTAAAACCGTTCCGGCTGCACAGAAACTGCAACGTGCGCTTCATGTTGCCCACAATGCCAGGGTGCCGCATTATTTCAGCCTCAGACACGCCGATGCGCTCCATGCCAACCTGCCCCCTGCGCTTGCTTTCTTTTGCGGCCACGCCGCGTCCTGTGCCCTTCGGTAATCTGCCAGCGGCATGTTCTGCTGCCGTCCAGATGCTGTCGCGGAAAACTCCGTTAATGTTCGGAGGGTTGAGCGTGTACCCTTCACGTACCGGTTTAATTTCATAGCCACACTCGATGCTGCCGGCGACGATGAAACCTTTCTTTTTTCGGTTCATCTCCGGAGTGCGGTAGTAGACTTTTTCGTTAAGGGTGGGTTCGATTCTCATTTGGCACCCCCTGCGCTCTCGCGCACATAGTCGGGCATGTTGCCAAAAGTAATAGCCTTGACAAGAGTAAGCGCCTCGTCGAAACGAACAGTCGGGATAGCGGAATAGGTAGCAACCCGGAAGTGTTTTTTGACAAAGCCCCAGACGGCGGGAAAGAGCAGCGCATAAGTGCAATTATAGGTATCGCGGAACTCCTGCGCCTTCTGCGTGACGGCGGCTTTCAGTTCATAACACTGCCATTGCTGGAGCCGGACGGTGTCGAGCAAACGGGTAACAGTTTCCTGCACCTCGTCCACTCGGGAGTTGACCTGCACCAGGGCATCATAAGTAACTTTGAGAATTTGCATCGGATCGGCAGGGAGAACAACCGGCTGGCCGTAGTGGCCGTGCTTGCGGATGGAGGGGATTACCTCGGAGACAATCCAGTCCTCGAACTTTTCAGCAGCAGGAAGAGTGGAACGCATAATGAGACGGTAGACATCACGCTCGGGAATTACGGCAGCATGTCTGACCTGACCCGCCAATTCGACGGGGTAGGTTTTCGAGTGCTTGCAGTGCTTGCGAATTGCACCATCAGTGTCAGCATAACCAAGAACGCCAGCGACATCTTTGCCGACGAACCAAACTTCACCATCAATTTCAATTGTTCGTACATCATGGGATTCGAAACAGAATACTGCTGGGACGGGACTTACTACGGTCTTTTCCATGGTGTTACCTCAGAGTTCTACTAATTTAAGCGTACTCGGTAAGAGTAGGCCGGGGCTTAGTAACCGCTCTGAGACGGCTGGGTTATTTCCATTACTGGTATTTTATTCGCCCACTCCCCGACCTACTACACAGATGTTCAGATTTACAGATGATCAGATTGCAGACACAAAAAAACACGTACTGTCGGGAGCGTGGGCCGCTCAGAGAGGTTACTAAGCCTCATGTGAGCGACTATACGATACCATGGAAAGGAATTGCAAGAAAAAAATGAGTCCACCGTTCTTTCCCGTGGTATCGTGCCGACGCCAATCAAAACAAAGCACCACAAGGAGAGAACGATGGACAAGACAATCATGCTGGTAGCGGCACAACTGACGGCTGTTGAGCTTGGTTTAATATCACCAAAACCACACTCAACCGAAGATGCCAGGCAAAAAATCAGAGCGGCTTATATTCATCATTTAACCGATCTAAAGGCGCAACAGGCGAAAAAACAAGATGAGCAATAGCAACCTCAAGAACTCTCGTCCCATCAGCAACGGATAGACTCCGTTGCGACAGTAGGTTGCACACCTCAACCACAACCGAATTTTTGTAATTCTCGCGGTCACGGTATTCTTGCGTCCCATATTTAGGTGCCACAATGCATTTCGTGTCGCGCTGAGTCTCCGCTATCGGTGCGTCCGCCTTGGCGGGTTCTGCGGAATCAGTAGTTTTCTGCTCTTTTGCCAGCTTAATCATTGCATCAAATAACATGCCGTTTGGAGTTTCGCGCAGTTTCATCCCGCCGACTTCTCCGAGGATTTTATCTTTGAATGCCTCCAGGCTTTCCTTGTCAAAATCGACAGATGCAGCGAGTACCTGTTCGGGATAGTTGGTTTTGAACATCTCGCGGTTACACTCGAAAGCCACCGCCAAGCCAGATACGCTCTCGACAACGCTTTTTGCATTGTCCAGAATAATCAGAGCCTCCTCTACGGCCAAACCCTCCAGAATTCTAACTACATCACTAACCATTCGCATCACAAACCTCCCTGTATTTAGGTATACGCTACACTGAACAGATACCACCACATCAACCAAAAGACAAGCCCATAGAATGACATGGCGGCAAACAGTTTGATATACGCCACAGTTTTGCTACCATGAACTCATGCCAAATCACACACCTAAATATTTCAGAAGCTACTCGCCCAGGCACCGCGTGAAGTTCATCAACTCCGCCACCGGAGAAGAGATTGTCGACGCCAGTAACGACCTGATCAGCATAAGCACCAACAAGGCCTACGGCAGAGCTGCCGGAACTTGGCAGATGATGCTGACCTTCAAGACAGTGACGGACATCACAGGCAAGCAAGGACGCTACGACGAGCTGATCAACACCGACGACACCATTACAATCGAACTGGACGCCGGTGACGGATCGGGAATGAAGGTCGTCATGTTGGGTCTGGTTGACCGGGTAGGATGGGTTCGGCCAGGCGGCAACAACCCGCAGCGGCAAGTAAAAATATCCGGTCAGGACTTGGGCAAACTATTGTTGAAGCATGACGTCGGCTGGGACATCATCGCCTTTAATCAAGCGATAGCAAAAGAAAAATCAGAAAAAGTGATTATAACCACGGAAAGCGGCAACAGCGAAGGCCAGAAAGAAACAGCGCAACTCAACCGGCAGTTTGACCAAAGCCTGATAGTGGCGACTCCGGGAGGATTGATACAAAAACTGTTCGACCTCGCATTTAAAGCCGTGCTACCGGCGTGGTCAGAAAAGGTGCAACTCGCAATAACCACAAAAGATGATTGGAGACTGTGGAGCCCGGTATCTCTCACGCTGCAAGGATGCTCCGCATGGTCTGCCTTTACTCGCTGTATGCACGATCCATTCAACCTGCTGACGACAGAAACGCTGGATACCAAACATTTCATCGTGACACTGGAAGAACAACCGATTGACGAAAATGGACGTCTCAACCGGGATGCCAGCCGCGTCCATACCATTTATGATGCCGACATTATCGCTGACGACATCGGCATCAGCGATGCAGAACGAATCAACATGATATTTTACCAGCCTCAGTTTTACATGTCGGCAGTCGGAGAAACAATACCGATATCCATGGCAGACCCGAATCTCGTCCGGCCTCAAATCGAACCAGGCTCACGAGAGGAAAAAAACATCCAGCTTCACGGCTACAACCCCAAGCCATTTCAAGACCAGTTCGTACCACCAAATAATGTCTGGCACCCACCCATGACAATAATAGACAGATCAACGTGGCTGGAAAACGCAAGCATCGCCGCGACCAGGCTCTGGAACTGGTACAAAAACAACCACACTTACCGATCCGGCACAATTCAAACGCATCTGCGACCGGACATCAAAGCGGGAGATGGACTGATCTATGATCTCAACGGCAAGAAAATGGAATATCTGATTGAGCAGGTCGCCCACCAATATTCGGTCTGGCCACAACCACAATTTGTTACCACGCTGCACGTAACCCGAGGACAGCAGATAAACGCACCAAATTCGGCAGCCGCAACACAAGCGGGAGGGAGTTCCTATGCTTGACGATACCGGAGCACGCCTCCAGGAGAGCTTGCGCCAGAAACCGGCCATGGAGGGAATGAGAGCCTTTCCGTATCCAATCCAGGGCATAATTGAAAAGGTGTATTTCAAGGACACTACCGGCAACCAGCTTTTACAGACATTAGTAGATATCATCCCGTTCGGCGGATATTCAAAGCTGACAAAAGTCCCGATGATGGCACAAAAAGTAAACATGAACGCCGGCGAGGAATGGACTCCGGAAGAAGGCGACTTCGTTATTGTTATGTTTATCAACGGCATGTGGACATCGCCGATCGTTACCGGTTACTGCAACCCGCCATCAAATGAGATCATGGCGACAGAAACGCAAGTACCAAAAGGAAAACGCCGCTACCATATGCGCTGCAACAAGACGGACATTGTGATCGACAAAGACGGCAACCGGACGACATACGTCAACGGCAACGAAACGGTCAAAATCAAGAATAGCGAGATTGTAACCGTTGAAACGGGAGATATTACCGTCGAAGTAACCCAGGGGAAATGCACAGTGCATATCAAGGGCAAAACAGCGTGGACTTCGGACGGAACCATAGAATGGGATGGCGGAAGCGGCAGCCCGAAGGGTGTGGTGCAGGGAGACAGTGTCTGCGCCTACACAGGGAAACCCCATGCACATATTTCAGCCACCGTGAAAGCGAGTAAATGACATGGCGATGACAGCAAGCGGCATGGCCGCCAAGATACAGGCAGCAGTAGATGCGATCGGCGGCCAACAGACAACCGATGCGGCAGGGATGGCAGCATATCGCCTGAGCCTTTACACGGCGATGAGCAAAGGTATTATTGATGAGATAGTCGCAAATAGCGAACTGGTACCGGTCTCTAAAGATTCCGGGACAGCCGGTTCTGGGATCATTACCGGGAAGGTGAAATAATGGCCGACAAGGGATCGTGGAAAAAAAAAGGTAAAAGCAGCGTATTGACACCAGGCCTGCCATTCATGTTCGAGGTTACCAACCTCGATACGAACAAGCCTTGGCAAATGTTGCTGCCGGTCAACCCCGAAAACTACAAAATGACCTATCAGCCAAGAGTGAGCACCACAGTAACTCAAGGCGGGGTATTTGAGGACAACATTGGACTGGCGCCACCAAAATTTGCCATGTCAGGAGTTTTCGGAGTCATGGGCACTTTTGACGCAAATGCACCACAAAAGTCGTTGAGTGAACATAAAAACATGACTGGTCTGGAATTATATCAAGAGATGGAACAGAACCTGCTTTCCCTTTACGAGCGGTTCGGCACATACAATATGGACGGGCTCGACAGCAACAAAGTAGACCCAGAAAAACTCCCCGCGCTGAATTTCTATAATTTCTACGACGAAGAATACTGGGTGGTTCAAATCAACGTGTTTACACTGGTCCGAAACACGCAAAGACGACACCTCTACCAGTACGATATCCAAATGACCGGGCTCAAGCGAGTATCCGAAGATAAGGTTCCAGCGAGCGCAGTACTTACGGATGCGGCTCAAGGCAGGATAACCCCTCTCACCAAACTTCAAACCGATGCAGCGGCAGCCAACGTCAGTACATGGAGCAAGCTGCTGGACGCTTACAAATCCACAATGCAGGGCATTCAAAAGATTCAATCGCTGGTAGGTGACCTGCAGAGCCAAATGACCGCCATATCAACCGCCGTCGCCAACTTTACCAACGGAGTCACCAGCCTGGTACATGCCCCGCTCGACCTGGTTAAATCGGCACTGGCTACCGTGAACAGCATCATGGCCTCCGCAAAGAGCCTGGCGAATCTGCCGCACGAATTCATTAACGACATGCGCCAAATACAGCGGTTACTACAGGGCATGACGAAACAGCCACAGATGTTCGTAGCGCCACCAACCGCATCCAGCAGAAGCACCGCCGCGAGAGCAGCTCTTGGGAAGGCCACTGATTCGACCGCGAGCATAACAACGCCATCGGCAAGCATTGCTATACAGACGCCAACCGGAACGGAAATACTTACAAGCCCAGTAACACCGGCGATGCAACAAGCCGGCGCAACCGGCATGCAAATCCCGGAAGAAACAATCTATGACGGGGATACCGAGACACTTGCACTAGTGGCCGCATCCCAAGAATCGGTGCTCGGCAACGACACCATCCAGACTATAGCAGCCAGAACCGGCGTCGATTGGAAGCAGATCGCCTCCCTCAACAATCTGGATTACCCCTTCATATCCTCAAACCCGATGGACGCTCTCTCGCCGTCAATCGCATCCGGGATCGCCCCTGAAATAACAGAAGCAGCATCGCAGTTTAGAATCGAAGGATTGGCACCGTCGCCAGGCAATATCCTGGCGTTCGACTCCGGCAACATAACGCTCGTAGTTAAGAGCTACGACGGGTGGTCCATCACTGTGACAACCTCGGCACCAGCAGGCATACCGAAAGGCAGCACAGTCACAGTGCATGAGAAACAAATGGCAATTGCAGTGCCAGGGCAGAAGCTGTCGATACCAGGCAGCAGCCCCGACATCGGCCAGATTTCCGGTTCATCGGAAACGTTCGACGAGATGCTGTTCGGCGTAGACGAGATGCTGGACAACAACGGCTTGATGCCGGACTACAACACTGACATCGTCGTGGCCGCAGGGACCAAAAACCTTGCGATGCAGATCTACCACCGTATTAATACGCTAAAAGGAGAGCTGGCGCAGCTGGGACACCCAGAATACGGATCCCTCGTACCAACGTTTGTCGGCAAGCCAATGACCCCGGTATGGCGGGAACGCATACTGTTGGAATGTAGGCTGGCTGCAGAGGCAGACCCCCGAGTGCAACACTTGGGCAACGTCCGCCTTTACAATGAAGGGACCGCACTCTTCTTTGAAGCCGATGTATTCCCGATCAACAATCAAGATCCGGTGGTTGTCTCCATACCAATCGCGTGACTTTTTGTCGGCAAACGATTTGACATACGCTACACAAGGAATAATATAGCCACATGGGATACAAGATCATCAGGGCAGAAGACCGCGTCGCAAGCATGATTGACTGGTTTACAGGTGTCTGTAAAACCATCACTGACTTCGTAGTCGGCTCAAAAATCAGAAGCAAGTTTGAGACTATCGCCGTTGAGATGGAAGCCCAGGACTACGCCTGGTACCAGTCGCTAAAAAAGGCAATTCCGATCGCACTGTACAGAGCTTTCGATTTTGAGTTGCAGCCAGCCCAGGCAGCCATCGGATCCGCTGTTTTTTCTATTCCAGCCCCGGTAAGTGTCAGCATAACAATTCCGGCAAATACGATAGTTGGCACCATTGCATCGCTTTCTGCTGGAGAAGTACTCTTCAAAACGGTGGTCGACGCAACCATCAGCATAGGTCAGACAACAACCGTAGATATTCCAATCCAATGCACAGTGGCCGGTACGATCGGAAACGTGGCACTCGGCACCATAATAGCCGTCAAATCCACCGTGATCGGCGCGTCCTCACTGACAGTCAACAACGAAAGTGCTGTTACCGGTGGTTCGGAACGAGAGACTGAGGATGAACGGCGCTTGCGCTTTATCGAATACGTCAAAACACTCTCAAAAGGTACCGCCGATGCTGTGATTTATGGCGCAAAGACCACATATCTGGCAAGTGTAAATGGAGTAATCACAGAGCGAGTCCAGTCGGCAGTCATATATGAGCCGTTCCTACACAGCCTAATTGAGCCGGTCGGAAAGTTTGAGTGCTATGTCTACAACGGAGAAACCGGAGCCAGCGACGAGCTGGTAGCAGAAGCACAAAAGACTATCGACGGATACCGAACGACAGACAACATACTTGTTCCCGGGTGGAAAGCTGCAGGAGTAATTTGCGTCGTAAAAAAAGCAGTCACAACCCCGGTGGCGACCACAGCCACAATCACTTTACTGTCTGGCGGCGATGTAGTTGCCACAAAGACAGTCGCAGAAGAGGTGATCGACAGTTATATCGCTTCTCTGGAAATTGGTGAAAAACTGATTTTTAATGTGCTTGTGGAACGTCTCATGGGATTGCCGGGAGTCTATAACGTGGCGATCAGCGCACCAAGTGGAGACCTAACACCAACATTTAATGAGGTCTACACCAAAGGCACCAAAACTATAACGGTGGGCATACTATGATCAATCGGATCATAAATAGACTACACCGGGTGTTCAATAAGGATCCAAAACCGGTAGCGGTTTTGACACTCTCCGGCAATGCCGTTTTAACAATTGACAGCGAGTCGGTGATTATTACATCTGGGACAAGCGTCACCAGAATTTTAAAGACCGACAAGACCGTCGTGCAGCTGGCCACAGAGATCAGCACCACCACCCCCATCACCGCAACGCCTACCAGCTCGGAATATTCGGCATTGTTGGCAAAAGGTATTCTTTCAAGCACACAACAGGAAATAGCAGCTGACAATAAGCTGTATATGCCCAGTTCGGTATTCTTTGCCGAGATGCTCACATATGCATGGGCTCTTGAACAGCAGTCATCAAGAATCGACGGCGCAGAGAAGCAACTCTATCTCCACTCAGCAGACGAGGATTGGTTGGATGTGTGGGGAGAAGGTTATTTCGGAATCGGACGTGGCGGAGTAACGGATGAAGAATACCGCGATCTGGTGATTGCTTCAATCAATGCTGGCTCGTGCAACAACACAGCGATAGCGAATGCAATACGGGCGCTATCCGGAATCACCGACGCATCGATCATTGATGCTACGGCAGACATCACCGAAACGTACAATGCTGCGCTACTCTATGACGCAGGAGCCACATACTCCGGGCTGGAGCAACCGGCACAATTCGAATGCAATATCACACTGGCGGAGACCACTACCCCACTTTCAACAATCCTGCAGCACGCTCGAGGCGTCATAAACAAGCGTCGGGCAGCCGGCACGAAATTCAAATCATTCCTGATGCGGCAAGAACTATCCGATAAAGCCGACATCAATGACACCCAGACAACCGCTGCTCATGCCAGAGCCTCCGATATCCTGCCATGGGGGATACGATATGACGGGTCACTGAGCTACAACAACGCCGATATTCAGGCATTCAATGGCTCCATGACTTACGGCGGAACACGGATGTGGAGCGGGTGGGCAGCTACAAGAACATTACACAACAACTCATGGGAGAGCGGCACCCAAGCAGCCCATATGACCACAAGCGATCGCCAGGCCGTGCAGATCTGTTACGACGGATTGGCCGACTTTGACGGATTCGAGGACTTCGGCGCCACGGACTCACCGATACGGGATGGCAGAATCGAACTGTCGGTCAAAAAACACTACCTGTACGACGGAAAACGGACATACGGCGGGAGCAAGGCATATACCGGCGCACTACGTTACGACGGCTCAACTGGCTACGCAGTAAATATGCTGCATCAAGGAATTCATACCATCCAGGAGATACGCATATGATTCAGACAGACACAATAGCGATGCGCGGCACCTTGCGTTTAAAGGTCATAAAAAACGGCGTGGTGATCGAAGAGTACGAAGACAGCAACATGATCATGAACGTGGCGAAAGACGCCATGGCTCACCTGATCGGTGGAGCCGGTAGCGGCAAAACTATCACCAAGATTGGATTTGGAACAAACGGTAATGGCCCATCACCAGCGGACACCGGACTAACTAGTAGCTACAGCAAAAACGTTGCCAGCGTCAGCTATCCCGCAACCGGACAAGTGCAATTCAATTGGCTGCTGGCCACCACCGAGGCTAACGGCATGAGCATCAAGGAATTCGGTCTTATCTGCGGAGACACCACCCTCTTCGCACGCAAGACCCGAGGCGCAATAGAAAAACAGGATGATATTTCACTCGACGGCAGCTGGACGATTATTTTTTAGGAAGGAGTAAACAATGGCAAACGTAGCAGAGGTCGTACAATACGATTCCGGAATCTACCAGATCGAAACAACTGACCCGGTAGTCGGCGGAGCAAGCGGTATAGCAAATGTGCAGGCAAAACAGCTTGCAAACCGCACAGCGTTTTTGAAGCAGTTCGCTGACGAAGTATCAGCAGCACGCGGAGGGAAAGCAAGCCTGGACGCACGGCTCGACACCTATGATCTGCTTGACCCGGAGATGCAGACCAACATTGGTCAGATGGTGATTACTGCCATTTCAGAAGCAGGCATCGCAAACCGTGAATTGCAGACGCTTTTGACAAAGCGCACACAGAAGGGAGCCGCCACACTCCGGAACACTGGTGTTATCTCAGGCTGTGACGTTACCGCTGGCGGCACCGGTCGCCTGGTGAACTTGTCTGCCGGCAAAGCATACGTCAACGGCCAGATTATTCCGATATCCGCACAAATCAGCACGGCATCAATTGCACAGAATACGGGCAATGCCACAGATTATGTGGAATTGTATCTAGACAGCACCGGAGACCTGAAAGCGACCAACTTGGGCGGCACTTCTCCGGCGAACACAATGGTGCTTTACCGGGTAACCGTACCAGCCAGTAACACTGCCGAAGACTTGACCGGATGCACACTCACCAAAACCGCGTCTATTCAGGCAGCGTACCCAGTATACTACACGGCATACCCGAAGGTGTCCATTGTTCTGCCTTTCGCAATGCCGAACAATGATTACACCGTAGACCTGGAAGTGACCGGATACAGCGGTGGAGCCACACAACTTGGTGACGTATTCGCAACAAACAAGACAACCACCGGCTTTGACATCGTTACCAACGGAACAGCGGACAATATCGCCGTGCGCTGGGCAATGACCAAATACAACCTGTAGTCAAATTAAAAAGGAGAGAGAACGATGCCAACAATCATTACCAAAGATGCGTTAAGACAGTCTGTTGAAGCGGCCACAGGCGGCCAGTGTACAGTGCTTTATGACAGCCAGGGTTTCGCTAACTACATGCGAATTATTCCCAAGTTCCGTTGCGAGGACATCAATGCCAACCTCGGGACCGGAGTCCATCCAGCGTTCATCGTAGGCGGAGTAGAGAAGAACGAAATATTCCTTGGGCAATATAACGCTGTCAATATGAACGGTCTTGGGGTTTCCCAGCCAGGCATGGCTCCGTATGTGTCCATCAACTTCGACAACGCTAAACTCGCCTGCACCAACAAAGGCGCCGGATGGCACATGATGACCAACTGGGAATGGGCAGCAATCGCGCTCTGGTGTATCAAGAACGGCCTGCCGCTTGTTCGAGGCAACACATATTACGGTCAGTCTCATGCAAGCCCATTTGAAACAGGCCGCCGATGCGATAGCGGCAAACCAGGCGATACCGCAGGGTCGAACCCAGCAACCCTCACCGGATCTGGTCCCGCATCGTGGCGACACTCCGGTGACTTTACCGGCATTTCTGATCTCGTCGGCAATGTATGGGAATGGCAGGATGGCATGAAACTCGTCGACGGCGTGATCAAGATGCCGTCCGACAACAACTACACCCTCGCAGAAGCCAGCTGGCCGGACTCACTGGCACGTATCGCATCCGCAACAGCAGGTACAGCCAACGCTGCAACAGGCGCATTGGTACTGACCGAAACAGCAGTAGCCGACGTAAACCGTGGACCGTCACTGAACCAGGCAGCATGGAGCTCTACCGTGGCAACAGGGCTCACGACTCCAGCCGTTGCGCTCAAAATGAAGCAGGCACTCCTTGCCCCTTACGACACAGCAGCCAACATGGGCAGCGTCCTTGGCTATATCTACGCCAACAACACCAACGCGCCATCGTTCGAGGCCATGCCGCTCCGGGGTGGCAGTTGGGACAACACCTCGGGTGCTGGCCTGGCTGCCTTGGACTTGCTCCATCAGCGCTCCAGCGTGTACGGCAGCTTCGGCTTCCGTCCCGCTTTTATAGGATAATCTGCAATCTGAACACCTGATTATCTGATGGGTTAGCAGGGGCGGTTTCTGCCCCTGCTGCCCGAAGGGCAAGGCTTTGGAAAACTTAAAGATCAAACAAAAATGCGAAGACATGATCAAGTACGGATACATCGCCTTGCGGCAGTTCCCGAAGTCAGAGAAATTCTCGCTGGCACAAGATATCAAAAGAACCATGTTCGGATTGCTCGAGCAGATCATCCGGGCGAACCGGAGCAGAGATAAAAGAGAAACGATATATGCAATAGACACCGAGCTTGAAATCCTCCGCACTCAAGTGCGCCTTGCGATGGAGCTGCAGTTCCTGCCGTTCGCGAAGTACGAAGTGTGGGGAGGAAATCTTGCCGAACTTGGCAGGATGATCGGTGGGTGGGTGAAATCAATAAAGGGGTAAGGCTATCTCTGCCGATCCGGGGTGGCAATTGGAACAACACCTCGAATGCTGGCCTGGCTGCCTTGAACTTGAACAATCAGCGCTCCAACGTGAACAGCAACATCGGCTTCCGTCCCGCTCTCGCCTGTTGCTAGATAAAGCGTTCCCATGGGAGAGCTTTCAGCGCACCAGGCAAAAGGAGCCTTACTCCTGTGTCGCACCAAAAGGCACAAACAATGTTTAGCTGAGAAGTTGCGGTAAGTATCGCAAGAGAACATGGCAGCTTTTCTACTTAAAACCCGAGGATAGCATGCCCGTAACCCACAACAACATATGGGACCAGATAGTGAACTTCGAGAATATGTACGAGGCATTCCGTGGAGCTTCACGAGCAAAGCGGTTTCGTGGCTCGGTTCTTCGATATGGGCAAAATCTGGAAGAGAACCTTATTAATGCGCTAAACCAGCTGACGTGGAAGCAATGGAAGCCATCAAAATATCGTGAATTCTTTGTTTACGAACCAAAAAAGAGAACAATCCACGCACCACCATTTAAAGACCGGGTAGTCCACCACGCCCTTGTCCAAATAATAGAGCCGCTTTTCGAGCGGAGATTTATTCCGGATTCGTTCGCCTGCCGCACCGGTAAAGGAACCCATGCAGCAAAGCTACGCGTAGAATCATTTGCCGTCGCTGCCGACAAGAAATGGGGCGACTATTATGTGCTGAAAGCAGATATCAAAGGCTACTTCCCCAGCATCGACAGAAACGTGCTCTTTGGTCTTATCAAAAGAACTATATCCGATAAAGATACACTGTGGCTGATAGGGCAAATAATAGACTGCGACGGCGACAAGCGCGGAGTACCAATCGGAGCGTTAACCAGCCAGCTATTCGCCAACATTTATCTGGACGCACTGGACCACTACGTCAAGGACGATCTCGGCGTAAAGATGTACGCCCGATACATGGACGACTTTGTTGTGGTTCATCCAGACAAAGATTACCTCAAAAAGCTGCATGCAGACATTGAAGTTTTCATCACCGAACGCCTGCACCTGACATTCAATCCCAAAACCACAATATTCAAATCCGGCAACGGCACATGCCACCCGATCGACTTCTGCGGATACCGCATGTGGCCGGACTACACCAAGCCCCGCATCAGAACAGTGAAAGGTGCCAGGAAACGGTTCAAAAAGTTCGTCGAACTCTATCGCGAAGGATTAATGAATCTGGAGCAGATAAGGGTCAGAATTGCAAGCTTTCTTGGATACATGAAGCATTGCGACGGCAAGAGGTCGGTTGAATCGGTTTTAGATCGTCTCATATTTTCGAGGGGCACAGCCCCGGCACTACTTTAAAAGGAGAACATCATGGAAACAAACAGTAACCCCCTCGACGGACTGAAAGCAGTGCAGGCATC